CCTATGGCTCGCGCCTTCCTCCTCCCCTCTCGCTCCTCTCTCTCCCTCCTCCTTCTCTCTCGCTCCTCCCCTCTCCTTCCCTTCCTCTGCTCCTTCTCCTCTTGGCGATCTCGGGAGGCCGGATGGCTCGGCCTCCTCTCCCTTCGCCTCCCTGGCCTCTGGCTTCTCTGGCTTCGTTCTCTCCCTTCTCCTGAGAAGCTCTCCCGGCTCGGCCTCAGAGGCCTGCCATAGCCTCTTCTAGCCTCCTCTCAAGCCCCTCTCACCTTTGCCCGTCGGCTCCTAGGTTGGCGGGCTTTTTTGTGCCTGATCCCTGCTGCTGCAATCGCGCAGCAATACTGAGGGAATTGCTGCCCAGTTTTTCCACAACCCTGTGGAAAACCTTTTCTGTTACGATTTCGTAACATTAGAAACCCTGATAGGGACTGGGTTTTGCTATAAACTGTGTTAATATTGGCAACACTAATGAATGCGGCTTGAGTCATAAGCTGCGTTAATAGTACAAATGCACCACAGCGCGGTAGCACAGACGTACTACGCCGGCGGGGCGGGCATACCCCTCCGAAAAGTGGGGCCATTTTTCATCTAGTTTTTTTCAATATGCATATCTGCATCATTCATCAATCAGAAGACTTTGCATTTTGAACTGAGCAATGCTGCGTCCCATTTGAATGAGTTCTAGTTCTGTGGCATCGCGTTTAATGGCATTAGCGCGATGGGACACAATAACAATGTTGTCTTTTATGTAACCTTTAGAGCTATCTATGCGATCAAGGGAAGGGCTGTGAGGATGTGATTTGCCTTTGCCACGACCGACGCCCGAGCCAAAGTTGCATTGCCAACGAAGTTCAATGTCGAGCCATGGACAATGCGTGAGGTCTTTTGCTAGCTGGCGAATGTCATCAAGGGTGATGGAAAATTCTACGCCTGTTTGAGCAGCGCGATATTTGGCGTTGTAAAACATGGACCTTGTGATGGTGGCCACAGGGTTGGCATTTTTACTGACTGCCGAAGAATTCATCGTCAGAACGATGTAAGCACAAGGGTTAAATGGTAATGGCAGTTTTCCAAAACATAGTGCCGCTATGGCGAATCAAGGCCCCAAAGGGCCGCAGATGAGCCATATGGCGAAGCTTCGTTCAGAACATTCGCCAATCATTCCTTTCCATTGTCATTTCCAGCAGAAAGGCGGCCCTTGAGGGCCGCCTGTTCCTGAGCGGGACTGTTTTTGTGCAGGCGAGGCCATTTATACCTATTTTTTACTGCTCGGGAATGGTTGCACGCATTTTCCCCTTGCATTTACCAAGCGTCCTAGAGCGACGCCGCCTTGAAGCGGCGTCTTAGAGCTGGAAGGACATTTGCCAGTCCTTTCTGGAATCCTCTGGAGCACTGGTTGCTCTGGAGGCTGCGTGTCCGCCTTGGGGCGGCCACTTGCGTGCGCTGGATGACAAGGCGTCGCCCTGGCAGCGTTGCCTGATCCTGATCAACAGTTGCACAATGCCTAGCATAACGTCTCCTGTGACCTCGTTTTGGTATAGCGGTGATACCAAATGGCTGATTTTGATGCCATTTTGCATGGGATTTTTAGATTCTTTTAATTGTTAATGTGGAGATGCTGAAACAATCCTGAAAAGTTACAACAACCACTTCCCTCCCATTGTTTCCTCTTTAGTCTGAGAAATAATGCGGAAGCTACTATGTGGGACGATCTGCCAGAGCCCTTCATGGTGGGGGGCATTAAGCTATGGCCAGCCCATGGTCGGCCAGGAATGCAATGGTTCATTGCCCACGAAGGCACGCCCTACTACTTCCCGTCGAAAAGCGCTGCAGTGCTCTTTGCTAAGGACAGGCAGTCCATTGAAGATTCCGAAATGCTGTGCGACTAAGCTGAAGAATTGATTAAGGCGCCAAAAGCCGTGGCTAAGCTGGTTTCGTTCAAGAGCCGCCTTTGAGGGCGGCTCTTTCGTCCTTGAGTTCAATGGCTTCTACGGAAGAAAATCGCTGCGTAAAAATTGCTCGCACAGGAAGGGTTCAAAGCTGGCTCGATGATCCAGAGGGGCGGCTCGCAGTGAGCTGCACGGTATTCAACGTGCTCGATTCAATGGAGGGTGAAGATGGTATTGAAGCATCGTGGCGCTTTGTCAGTCACGGTCTCAGAAATGGTGCTGGCGTGGCCATCCACTTGTCTGATTTGCGTCCCAAGGGGGCGGAGAATGGCAAGGGACTGGTGGCGAGCGGTCCTGTTAGCTTTGGCAAAATCTACTCCACATTTAATGAGATTTTGCGACGGGGCGGGCGATACAAGAATGGTGCAATTGTTTTGCACATTGACTATACGCATGAAGATGCGCTTGATTTCATCAAAGCATCACGAAGTGAGTTGCCTTGGGCGAAGCGTTGCGTGAATGTGGATGAGAAGTTTCTTGAGAATGCTTCTCAGGAACTGATTACTGAACTGTTGAAGGGCATTGGCTCTGGCGACATCTGGCTTAACAAGATTCGTTACAACGAGCGCGGCGAACGCATTCGTGCCAATGTCTGTTTAGAGGTGTATTTGCCCCATCGCGGCACTTGTCTACTTCAGCATGTCAACATGGGCGCTTGCACTATTGAAGACCTTCCTGGGGCCTTCAGGGAAGGTATGCTGCAGCTTTGTGAGCTGCATGCCATTACTGGCGTTGGCGACACCGGCGAATATTTACCTGCAGTGATTGACCGTCAGGTGGGGCTTGGCATGCTTGGCCTGGCCAATTTCCTCTCGCGGGAAGGTATTTCGTACAAGGAATTTGGCCAAGCCATCCAAGCTCTGTATGGAGAAGAACCTTGCGGCTATGGCAGCGACGAAGTGATGGAAAGCAAGGCTGGCAAGGCAGCTATTGCTCTCAATCAGGCAATCATGGAAGCCGCAGCAATTGCCCGTGAATACAACATGGACAGGGCTTTCTGCATTGCTCCCACGGCATCATGCTCCTATCGCTATCAAGATTTGCGTGGTTTTACTACAACGCCTGAGATTGCTCCTCCTATTGCTCGCCATGTGGACCGCGATAGCGGCACATTTGGTGTGGAAAGCTTTGATTATGGACCTGTCGAAACGGCAGCAGAAGTGGGCTGGGAAGATTACAAACTGGTTGCCAATGGAGTGGTTTCTCTTTATCAGCGCAGTGGTCTTTTCCATGGATATAGCTTCAATTCTTGGAGTGATATGGTTGTTTATGACGAAGCCTTCCTTCGTGATTGGCTAGCATCTTCTCAGACAAGCCTCTACTATTCGCTGCAAGTTCTCCCGGACACGCAGCGTAAAGATGACGCCTACGCGGCGTTGGATGACGACTTTAAGAGCATGTTTGGTCTCGACGAGGAGTCGGAGGCTGATCAGAGTTCTGCGGCCTGTGATCTAGAGGCTGGATTCTGCGCGGCCTGCGCTGAATAGGGGACCAATTCCTCCCCATTGACAAAGAAAAAGGGGAGCTGAGGCTCCCCTTTGTTTCCATCACACTAAACCATCGAACTATACAGCCTCCAATGAGCACTGCAGTGAAGAGCCCCTATACCAACATGATCGAGAAGAAGCGGCCCTGGCAGGCGGTGCCTGTGGACAAGGGAACCGTCGTTTCAGGCAGTGAGGAGACGATTTTTCGTGCATTGGCCCTGCGCCATTTGGAACTGCCTGTGAAGGACTTCTTGCAGCAGGGGCTGGAGCGTGATCTGCCGTCCACACCTGGCGTGATTGAGGCGCTGCTGCACAACCAGCAGGACGAAGAGCGGCACGATCAGGCCTTGAACTATGTGGTGGCTGCCCATGGCAGCGACGAAAAGGCCGAGAAGGAAGTGCTGAACATCCTGAAGGCATGGGAAGAGCATCCTGCCCACCCCATTTTGAAAGCTTCTGTGCTGGAGCGTTCGATTTTCTTTGTGATTCTGCCGTTCTTCCGTTTTAATGGGGACATTGGCATGCGCACTGTGAGTGCCGACATCTCACGGGACGAAATCAGCCATGTAGGCATCCACTCGCTGATTGCAAAAGAGCTGGGAGAGGGTGCTGGCCAGAGCCTGAATAAGCTGCGTCGCGCTACTGCACTGTGGATTTTCGACAAGTTGGGCGCTAGCGAGAACAAGTGGCTGGATAAGGATTTCTGGTTGCGGCAGAGTGACAATCTGTTTGAGCGTGGCAAGGCGGAAGAACTGTCGGACACGCAACGCAGCAGGATGCCCGCGTTCTTTGAGGCTCCCAACACATCGCTTCCTTCTTACGGGCGAGCTTGAGCTAAACTTACGAACGATAGAGGCCAAGCCTCTGAAGCGATTAGCGCAAGTTAAACGCTTCACGCTTGGCCCATCTGGATCTGAGGTGTTGGCACACGCCATGCAAATAGCATGGAATACTGGGTTCGATTCCCAGCAGTCCCCATTCCCATGGCACTCTCGTGAGCCTCTTCGTCACGTCGGATACGCACTTTGGTCATACCAAAATGCTTACTTTCGTGCATACTGACGGTACGCCTGTGCGTCCGTTCTCTTCTGTGGAGGAAATGCACGAGACGATGGTGGAGCGGTGGAATAAAACCGTCAATCCTGGTAACACTGTTTACCATTTGGGAGACGTGGCCATCCCGCGCAGTGGGCTGCGCGTGCTGGAGCGTCTCAATGGAAGGAAAATTCTCATTCGCGGCAACCACGACATCTTCAAGATGACGGACTATGCGAAGTATTTCTACGACATTCGCGGATGCCACTATCGCGATGGGATGGTATTTAGCCACATTCCCCTCCATCGTGATTGTTTCATTTCAGAGCGCTACTGGGGCAATGTGCATGGCCACCTCCATCGTCACACTGTGATGTATCAAGGAATGCCCGATCCGCTCTATTTCAATGCCTGTGTGGAAGTAAACAACTTTGCACCAGTAGCATATGAATGTATAAAGGCGCACTTCGCGAATGAACGAGCGTCGGACGTTCAACACGCCGCTGCGTGAGCCGCTCAATCCAATCATTCATCGCTTGTTACAGGCAGTGGATTGGCACAACTCTCAATATTTCAAGGATCACAATCCTTGGCATCTAGAGAAAGCCGATATCATCAGGCAGTATGTGCGGGAGCTAAAGACCTGGGTGCATGAGCAAGAGAAAAAACAGTCTTTAGGCTCTGAGTTTTAGTCCTTGAAAAGAAAACTGGGAAGCATAAAAAGCGGATATTATTGTTCTCATCAGAGCCATCATTCTTTTTTTTCATGCATTGTCGCCAATGCATTCATTGTGACTGGCGCGATTGGACACTGGGAAAAAGAAAGGCCCGCCGAAGCGGGCCGTTGTCTTCAGAACCAGTGATCCTTAGGAACGTAAGCAATGCCTCGATAAACGAGGGTGGCTGTTTGGGCTTCACGTAGACGTGCGGCCTTCTCAAGCTTTTGCTTGATCAAGAGGAGAGGGTTCATGGTGGTTCTCCATGATGCTGGCCCCGTTCCGTGCCAGCGAGTCATGCGCCCCTTGCGGGGTGAACGTATTTTTAGTTTACCAAAGCCCCAGGCAGGATTTGAACCCGCGACCAGCGCCTTACAAAAACGCTGCTCTACCACTGAGCTACTAGGGCTGGTGTAGGAGCGGAGCGCATTAGCCCCATAACGTCCGTGCGGCGGACCTCCTACTTGCTTCATCGTCTTCCCCTAGTACGGGATCGACAGCAGAGAGAGCTTCCACCCTCTCTCCGCAACAGAGGATGCCTGAACCATCCTCTAAACCACTTGGGCGTCCCCTTGTGGGCATCGCGAATGCTCAGGAACTATAGCGTTTTTTTTAAGGCTTCGCAATATTCACTGGGAATGAAAATTTGCCAATACATGGCAGCTATTGGTGCTAAGACCAATAAACCACTCTTCCCTGTCCCAGCATCCATTAATGATGATGGCAGGCGTCACGAAGAGGCATGCAAGTTTGATGCTGACGGTCCTCAAGACAATATTGCATGCAGACAGTGTCGCCATTCATACGTCGTAAACGCGGCATTCGATTGCCCCTGGATTAAGGCTGCAGAAACTGACCCAGTGCGTTGACTCGTCAAAAGGAAGGCTTTTCTCTTGTTGACAATCAGCTATTGCTTTTTCATAAGCTTTCATGGTCTGATGAGCCTCTTCGTTATCTGCGCCGTGCGTGCTGAATACCATGGTGAAGTTGAGAGAAGCGTCTACTACTTTGGCGAAAGCCTCATGGAGGGTTTCATCGTCTATTGAATCATCCTGAACGCTTTCAGGCTAGGAGAGTTCAATTGAATTACTAAAGGCTTTGTTGTTTTTTCAAGATTCGCTGAACTTTGCGCAATCGTGGGAGTAGCGATGGTTGATAGAAATGTTCTGCAGCGAGAAGTTGCAGAGCTGTTTGGCGGTCGCCTTCCAAGATGGCTAACAGGAACTGTGCCTCCTGATAATTAAGTTCAAGCGTTTCCACTGCATAGTGAAGATAGATTCTTGAACATACTAGGGGTTTAGAGGAAATTGTCTAGCCACGCAGCTTCATCATCTTTATTGGCTGCATGAATGGCCGCAGCCAATGCAAATGCATGGTCATCAATTCCCGTTTGTTTGCCACCAGTGACTGTCCATTGTCCACCTGCTCTATAAATGACTGTTAGTCCTTTAATCTCGCTAATTGCTTTTTCATGGTTGTAAATATTCACTTGTCCAGCGTTAAATAGCTCACGCATCTTTGAGAATGCTTTTACTTTAGAGCTGATGGTCCATGTGAGTTCTTCAATGGGATAATCGCCAGTGAGGGCCTGGATTGTGCCAGCACTGTTGTACTGGTCCATTACGATCCTGTCAAACACATAAAGCCTGTGCTGCTCTCGTATCCAATCTTCGACGGCATTAATATTTACTTCCTTCCTGCCATTGATTTCAAAGTCAGCAATAAAGGTGTGAAATTTATCTACAACCAATGTGGTGCCGTCGAAATGAACAATGCAGGCGGTGTAGTTGTCTCGGCCGATACCGCCACGAGCGGGGTCAAGAGAGAGCACGTAGGTGCCAATGAAGCGCTCCTCTGGGGGGAGCGTTTTGCGTCTGTCGTCAATGCAGGCTTCAACTACATCAGGCGAGATAAGAGCTGAGAGGTTGGCGGAGAACTGCGCTCCGTATTCCACATTGAACTTATCTGGATCGCGCTGACGTTCAAGCTCAAGGAAGTCGCGAGAGATGGTTGGGTTCATCTCCCACGTTGGAAGATTGACTGCCTGAAGATGAGGGAATCTGCCAGAGGCTGCTTCTTTGAAGTGTTGATAGAAAAGGCCGTCAGTTAGCCATGGAGAGGAGAGTTCAAGAATTTTGCCATCGCTGCCGAACTGCGCAACAGCAGGAGAAAGTGCTTGATAAATGCCATTGGCGCCAGAGTTTGCGTCGCCGTCTACGGCGAACGCAAGCTCGTCGAACACGCAAGCGCAGCAGGCAAGACCACGAGCCGCACGGCCTGACGTGGGAATAGCCTTAAACACACACCCATTGCTCATCTCTAATTGATCAGCAGTTTCGCGGGAAATTTCTTGCGCGAATGGGCTGTCAAGAATGAGTTGGCGAATGTTATTGAGAGCGATACGGCTCTGATCTTGACTGTTTGCGACGGTCAAAACATACCATTTTTCTCCTTTTCGCACCTTCATCTTGTATTTATCTTCCAGAACAAAGCAGATATAGACGCATGCAACAGCGGCCATGAGCGTCTTGCCGCTACGGCGGCCAAGCGCCCATGTTGCCTGGGAGTAGCCTCCCTCAAAGAAGGAGTCAAGAATTTCGGCTTGCTTCGGATAAAGCTCTAAGCGAAGTGCGTGCTTGGCAAAATCTGAGCATCTAAGCATTGCTTTAATTCTTCCATGGGGTGCAGAGCTTCTTTGGGCACGAAATAGGAAACACGCCCCGACACATAGCTTTTTCTCCACTGAGGCTGTTTTGCTTGACCCGCTTTAATCCAGCCATGCAGGCGAATTTCCTGGTGTTCGATGGTGACCAATACCAAGGTCTTTTCGGGGCTTTCGTCAAGGAAGCATGCCAAATCATAGTAATGCTTTGCCCTTGTTTTAACGTCTATGTCTGGCGGTAAATCGTAGCTACCACGTTTTGCTTCTTTTTCCTTGAACACAAATTCTTTAAGTCCCAGATAGGAAGCAACTGCCATTTCCCCGCCAGCTCCAAGGACATGCACACGCAAGGCATCCCGTCCTTTTGTGGGGCCTCGATCACGGCCAATCTTGCCTTGTTGGGCATTCATTTCTTGCCGGCGCTCGCCTTCGATAATGGCAAGGCTTTTTTCGGATGGAGACAATTGCCACACAATGTGCCGAGGCATGGCGAGAAGTTTTTGGTACACATCAATGTACTCAGCTCTAGAATGATTGCAAGATCAGGATTCCTTATGCATGGCTGACGTTACACAAGGTGGGGATATGGTGCAGCTCGGTCATGCCGGGGCGGGCGACATGCGTGTTGATGGCCTGCAGAACGTGTTCACTGGGATGGGCACCGGCAGAGACAAGACCACCCGCACAACCGTAAAGCCCGTGTCCTTTATGGGACACGAGGATCTTGAGGGCCTATATGCACACTGGCTGATGCGCCGCATTGTGGATCTTGTGGCAGATGAGAGCACAAGAGAGGGTTTTGAGATTTTGTTTGGTGGGGAAGGTGTGAATGCTGAAACCCTTTCGGGCGTGGAGCAATCCATCGAGGATCTGGAGATTTTGTCTGTGTTCAATGAGGCGGCCAAGACTTCCCGCTTGTACGGCGGCAGTGCGCTGTTGCTTTACATCGATGATGGGCGTCCGTCTGACATGCCCGTTGACAAGAACAACATTCAAGCAGTGGAAGGCATGGACTGCCTAGATCGGCATCAAATTGCGCCGATCATTAGCGAAGACAGTTTGTACGACTATTCCAAGGCAACTTACTATCAAATTATTTCTGGCGATCTCATCCAGCAGCCCAATCTGCGTGCCATTCATAAGGATAGGATTCTGCGGTTTGATGGCATCTGGCTGCCCTACCGCACCCGTCAAAAAAACTATGGCTGGGGCATGAGCGTGCTGCAGAGCGTGTATGACAGCTTCAAGCACTACTACAGCGGCACTTCCTCCATTGCCACTCTGCTCACTGAATTTGACATCTTCGTTCACAAAGTAAAGGGCCTGGCTTCGTTGTTAGCTGCTGGCAAAGAAGGGCAAGTGAGAGATCGTCTGCAATTGAACGATATGAGCAAAAGCATCTATCGCGGCTACGCGATTGATGCGGAGAAAGAAGAGCTTGC